TAGAAAATGCCATTGAAGTTGAGTTACAACAAAGTGAATTACAACAAAGTGAATTACAACAAAGTGAATTACAACAAAGTGAATTACAACAAAGTGAATTACAACAAAGTGAATTACAACAAAGTGGTCACACAATTCAAAATTTGCTTGAAAGCACCACTATTGAATTTGCCCCTCCACAACCAAGGAAAAGAGGGCGGCCCCCAAATTCATCAAAAACATCTTCAACTAATGTATGAAATATCATCTTTACATTTTTTTGATCAATTTACAAAAGAAACTGATCAATGAAATACAATGAAATGAATTATATATACATACCAAAAGGTGGACCTTTATCTTCATTGTCATTTGTTAGACTATCGTTCAACAATATATCTATATGCTCCTTTTTAATCAAAACAGGAAATGTCGAATATTGATCATATAAGCACTTGTATTTCAACTTGATCACATCTTCATTTTTATCCGTCAACATCAAAGTATTGACTCTTGAAGCAATAATCTCAAATTTTCTCTTTATTTCACGCATGCCTTCATCACTTTTTGATGATTCTACTATATAAGAAATGGCCGCATCTTCGAAAAGAACATCAGATGATGCGAATCTATATTCATCTAAAATATTATGAATCAAATGTTTATTTGTAATTTCTAGTTTTTCTTTCAAGGTATAGTTGTTGATTTTAATCTTGAACAACCTATCTGCAAGGATCTTGTCAACTTTATTAGGATCATTATAGGTAAAAATGAATAAAACCTTTGATAAATCAAACTCTACTCCAGAAAAATATCTGTCATAATTGTATTTATTATTAGTTGTAGAATCCGTCAAATGAATCAAATTACCTATGATTTCCTTGCCATGCTGCGTTTCGGAGACCTTGTCCAACTCGTCAACTAACACTACAGGATTCATGCACTTTGTCTCCTTCAAAATCTCTATAATTCTACCAGGATTGGATCCAACATATGTAAAACTGTGCCCCGTCAATGTTGATGCATCTGATTCTCCACCTAAACTAATAATTCTAAATGGTCTCCCCAATGACTCTGCAATGCTTTTGCACAAGTTTGTCTTGCCTGTCCCGCGGCTTCCATACAACCCAATTGCATTAATGTGAAAGTTTGGATTACGAATCATTTGTGTCACCATGTTAATTATTTGATCCTTTGGTGTTTCTAAAAATGATAATCGTTTGTCTAAAACATTTCGAACATTGGATATATAAGCTTTAATGTCTGCATGAGACATGGTATCTATACAAGGTACGTCTATGTACTTCCCAAAAGGTACACTCAACATTGTATCTATCCAATTTTTATATTTAGCATACTCTGATGAATCTGACTCTTCATACGTCTCCATAATTGCATACTTTTTATATAAAATTGCCTTGTTTTCAAATGACATTGCTGACTTTAAAATTCGTGTCTTGTAATCTAAATTGTCAGTAAATTTATCGGATTGTACAAACTTTGACAAATCGTGTTCTAATTGAACCAATTGTTCGTCAGTTTCCTTATTAAGCGTATTGAGTAAATTTTTTAAACTAGAATTATATTCATTTGTTAATATTTCACTGTTACTCCAATTGTACAATTTCTCGAGCAACTTGCATTTCTCCGTTGTGGGTATAGTCATTCTCAAAATATTACTTATACTTGGAGCATTTTCAAGATAATTTTTTTTTATTTCTAAAAGTTGCTCGTTCATTTCTTTCACTTCATCAATTGTATATTTTGATTGAAACATTTTCTTCTTATCTTCAATTGGTACGCGCTCAAAAAACGATCCGCTGTAAATAGAATCCACATTTTCCATAAATGTTTCATATAAATGTTCCATTTTTGTCTTGGACTTTTGACATCTTTTGTTTTTACTAAACATTTTCTCAACAGACTTTTTTATAAGCGAAGCAATTTTAGGATATACAAAATCTTCATCTTCACTCTCTATTTCACTTTCACTTAATGTCGTTGTTATTTCCGTCGTTTCGGTTTCCGTTTCCCACTCCTTTTCACTATCGTCTACACCGCTTGTTTGCTTTAAACGTTTTGGATTTAAATTCATATTGATATTTGAAAACGTATCGTCTACGACGAGCGGATCTTCAAGAATACGCTTTTTACTTCTTGTAAAAACCATTTTCTTTCTCTATATTTATCTCCAAATAAAATTAAATCAGTTTTTAACAGCACTTGACTTTTTAAATTCCTTTCCAAAAAAGTTTGAAAGTTTCTTCAAAACAACATCCGAATTCACCCACTTGAAAGCAGCATCACCGCCCCAAATTAACCAAGATACAATCCCCCTTTTATTATGCCAACTTTTGTCTTTAGATCTTCCTGAGGATTTCCATTTCTTATATGATGGATAGCTCGCATAAAGATGCCTGCTAAACCATGCATGCATATAACGAACATCTTCTATTGGTATTGATTCTTTGGTTGACAACTGCTTTGCCCTCTTCCAGCCCGTTTCTATTCCACCTTTAAAGCCAAGGTCACGCATCTTGAATGCGTACAAAGCCGTCTTTTTTACATTTTGAGGTACACGCACCATTAATTGACTTTTTTTTCCATAATATTGAGCGCCTCCAAATTGAATACTCTTTGGACCCGTTTTCTTCCTTTTTGCACTTGATAAGATTTTTTTGTCTAATTCCTTGTACGTTCGTGGTGTTTTAGAACTAATACGATGCGTGGGTCTACATAAAGGATACTTTTCGTTGCTTTTTCTTGCTGAATTTCTTCCACACTTTTTATATCCCTTGATTTTGCCACTTGACGTTTTAATTGGTCGTTTCAAATCTACCCACTTTTCCTTGTACCATCGTTTTAACCCAGAACTCTTAGGTCTTGACCCCTTGTACCGACCACCACGTTTTTTATATTCTCTGACAATCCAACTTGATCTATATACTCCAGTAGGCGATTTGAATTTCCGACTTGCTTCTTTTTTAACTTTGTCGTACAAAGTTTTGTTTGTTGGGTTTAGCATTCTATTCTTAAACATTATCAAGAATATAATTAATCAAAAATAATAACAACACTAACTACTACACATGATACACTCGTCTTTATTATCAATAGAACACAACAAAGCTTGTTCATTTTCAGTCAAAGACCCGCCTGCCTTTTGCTTTTCTCTTACCTCTTTCTCTAGATTGACATCAACGCTAAACTTGCCAGCCGATGCACTTGATTTGCTTCGCAAGTAATACATTCCTGATTTAAGATTGTTTTTCCAAGCATAAAAATGCATGCTTGTGAGATTTTTATATGTAGGATTCGCCAAGAATAAATTCATACTTTGCATTTGATCAACAAAGACACCACGATCACTCGCTTGTTCAATAACACTTTTCATACTTGTCTCCCATACCGTCTTGTATATACTTTTCAAATCACCCGGTATCTCACTAATCATCTGGATACTTCCATCATACGCTATAATTTTTTCTTTCATTTCCTTTGACCATAAATCAAGCTTTAAAAGATCTTCCACAAGGTGCTTGTTGATTACTAAATATTCACCAGACAATACCCTTCTTTTAAAAATGCAACTATCAATTGGTTCGAAACACTCGCTGTTTCCCATTATTTGAGCAGTGCTTGCTGTAGGCATTAATGCTACTAACATACTATTTCTAGAACCGTGCTTTTTCAAATCCTCTCGTAAACTTTCCCAATCCCACATACCTGAAAGATAGTCCTCAACTTTGATGCCATCAAACTCTGCTGCCAAATCAAATTGAAACTTGCCTTCACTAAATGGACTACCCTTGAAACTGGAATATGGCCCTTCTCGTTTTGCTTGCTCAATCGAGCCTTTCATACACCCATAGTATAATGTCTCAAATATTTTCTTGTTAAGATCCTTTGCTTCTTTTGATTCAAAAGGATATCGCATTTTAATATAAACATCTGCCAAGCCTTGAACACCAATGCCCAATGGTCTGTGTGCACAGTTGCTTTTCTTTGTCTCCTCAGTTGGATAATAATTGTTGTCAATGACTTTGTTCATTGGTTTAATTATGTATTCAGCAACTTTACATAACTTGTTAAAGTTGAAGTATGGTGTTCCATCTGAATTATATTCTACATACTTTGGTAATGCTACAGACGCGAGATTGCACACCGCATATTCTTTGTCGTTAGAGTACAATGAAATTTCCAAACATTGTCCAGTGAGAATACCGTTGAATATACCCATACCTCTTTTCTCTTCCTTAAAACAATACGTGTCGGATATTCGTTTAGTCACGATAATATCTTCTACTTTTATCCATCTCTTTGTATTATTCTTAGGGTATTGACCTGATAGTTGAAGTCTCTTAGGTCGCAATCCAAGATCATACAAGATTGCAGTATCATGTGATGTAATACACATTCTGTATAATTCTTGACAAAAGTATTCAGATTCTCCACCCTTGCCATCTGGAAGTTTTCTGAAACCGCTATCCGTTATTTTATTAATTTTTGGGTCACATCCTAATGTTTGTAATAAATACTTGACATTCGTTAAAAACTTGTAATGAATACTACCAACTTGCACACCTGTAAGCCCATCGCTATTAATGACACAGCCATCACCGTCTAATAATCCTTCGAGCCATTGAAGTTTGACGCTAATATTGCAGTTAATAGGCACCTCGAACTTACTTTTCAATGTCATTGGAAGTTTACAATTAAGTCTACCCAGTTTATCTTCTTCAAGAACCTCTAACCTTGTGCTAATAAATGGTAACAACTTCTTCTTTTCGCCATATAGTGTTATTCTAGGAAAACCTTCTCCTAGTCTTGCTTGACAAGTAACGGAAGCAGTGCCATCCCTCAAATGCCCATTGATATTAATATGGCGTTTACAATACTTTTCATTTAATAATGATTTGTCACCACACGTTTGTTTTTCATATTCACTGTTATGTTCAACAGTTCCATCAGCACAAAAAAGTCCATGCTCATATGGGAAAGGCCAATCACTTGACCCTTCTTTAATAATTGGAAATTCTGATTTTAATAACTTCATACCTTTTTGTAATTGCTTTGCTTCTAACATAATGGTTCTCGGATACTGTGAAGGTCTTTTTCCTCTTACAATATAAAATTTGTGATAGGGCGTGCATTCAAGTATACTGCCATTGCTTAGCTTTACTGTAAGTAATTCTTGGTTTTCACCTGTTTTCTTGATGGTTGTCATACTAAACTCTTTTCCATTCCAAACTTCGACATTCTTATTTTCAATGTCAATAATCTTGTGATATCCTGTAGATGTAAGAATCATTGTTTCTGGTGCTACACACAAATTACTCGATTTTATCATTCCAAGATTTTTTTGGTTGCATTTCTTGTTTACAGCGTCTTTATAACCAATGTATGGAACACCTGTCTCAATTTGTGAATCCAACACTTTGCGCCATACTTCTTGTGCCTTTACAACCTTTTTGTACTTTTTCTCTTCAACATATTTATTGTAAAGGTTCTCAAAGTCCTTGCCATATACATCTGATAGTCCTGGACATTCATCAGGGCACATTAAATACCAATCCCCATCAGTTTCAACTTGTTTCATGAACAAATCTGGTATCCATAAAGCATAGAACAAGTCACGTGCCCGCATGTCTTCATGACCTTGATTCTTTTTCATATCCAAAAACTCCATAATATCAGCATGATACGGTTCAATATATATCGCAAATGACCCTTTGCGTCTACCCGATTGATTTATATACACACATGTGCTGTTATAAACTTTTAACATTGGAACAATGCCATCACTGATACCATTTGTACCTCTTATTAAACTACCCTTTGCCCTTATGTTTGATACATGCACTCCTATACCCCCACCAACCTTTGAAATCCGACCACAGTCTGTAATGGTCTTGTAAATACCTTCAATTGAGTCACATGTCCCGAGAAGGAAGCAATTTTCAGCAACTATTCCCTCGACATTGTAGCTATGGTCTTCCTCAACACCAAGTGTATAAACATATTGTGGCAAATCTTGTGTAATCTCTGTTTTAGCATTATATTTCAAAAACTTAAACCCGTTGTCAGTAGATCTGTATGAATATTGATTTCTACAATAGGATACTTTGTCACTCATCCTATCGTCTGTATATGTCTTGTAAATAGCAGTTTTGTCAACGCATTCAACTGGAATAGTTATAATAACATGCTCTTGTGTCCCATTCTTCTGCAAATGAGGCTTTCCATAAGATGCATCAATATTGTTGTTTCTAAGCAAATAATACAGTTGTCTCATGAAATTAACATTAGACATTTGAATACTGACAGAACTGCTCGTGACACATCCATCAGTTGTAACTAAACCTTCTAATAGTGCTTTTACTAATGGCCCTTCCCATTTGTAAATTTCCGACCAAATCTTTTTGTTATTAAAACCTACTCCAAATAATTCTTTAAAAATTTCACCAATATAAACCGAATTAAATAGCACTTGGGTAATGTTTCGAGTTGACATAGCATGAATAGTTGGAGTTATACCGAAAAGCCTTTCCCCATATTCTTTACAAAAATCAATCAGTTGTTGGTTAACGTTATGAATAGTAATTCCAATACCTCTATTTACAATATCACCATATGATGTCTTGCCCCTAATGATATGCCCATCACCATAAAATATACCAATAAACTTTGCAAAGTCTTCATCTATCTTCCAAAAACGATTAAACGAGTTATGATATCTGTGAGATTCTTTAAATTGACTAGGTTGTGTCCATTGTGATTTTAATCTTACACGTGTATCATCAAAATTCATTTGATACTCAACATTTGATCTATCTGATTTTAAATTAAACTGTGTAAGGTCAAATACCTTTATTCTTTCAACTTCTTCTTGCTTATTCGGAATACCTATGTAGTCTCCTGGTTTTAGTTCTTCCACAGAAATCCATTGAGCATCTAAAGGAGTAGCCGTTTTCTCTTTTAATTTTCTTCTTTCATAAATACACTTTTTGCTTGAACATCTGTTACCATTATAATAAATACATTCAAATGAAGCATTACACACTGTTCCACACACACATTTAAACTGAAGCTTCGTTTTCATGTTGATGTATTCTGTAGATATGAGCTCACAATTACCTTTTTGTAAAAAGTCTCTTACAAAATCTATATCATATTTTGCATAGGGCCTCTTTCCATAAGTTTTTGTATCAGGTTGTCCACGCAGAACCCACAGTTTGTGATTGTCAGTCACTTTGATCGGCGCTGTTTTTGCAACATCTAATTCATACAATTTTCGATCACCTAGCAAGTTCTTGTGCAATTGAAGCACTTTCTTTACGTTTCCTTTGTGAGTCACAACTAAATCCCCGATCTCAACGTCTTTGATTTTCACTGGACCACGGTTAACAGTTGTAACAATTGTATCCTCATGGAAACAAGAGCTCAAATTTGACAACCTTGTACCACTATTAAAAATTGTTGGGCTGGCATGCGTGTAAAAGTGTTGAGAGATTAACTCATACGTTTCTAGAGCAGATTTAATATCATTTTTATGTATTCCTATAGCGACACGCATATACATGTGCTGCGGCCTTTCAGCCACAACCATACCATTTCCATTCCAAATCTTCATCAAATAACTTTTCTCTAATGTCTTGAAACCAAAGTAATCAAACATGTAATCACGTGTGTAGTTAATAGCAAAATTCAAATCGTTTTTGTTTTTTCTTACAATTTCTATAATGTCATCCGCAATAATAGGAGCTGGATCCCCCGACTTGTCCTTGTTAGCATACAAACGTTCCATCACTTCACTAAAACACTCAATCGTAGACTTGTGTAAATTACTTATTACAATTCTTGAGGCCAATTTGGCATATTCCGGATTATCAGTCATTCCTATGGCAATTCGAGCTGCTTCTTCATCAAGTTCTTGTGAGGTGATTCCATCATAAATACTAGAAACAACACGTTGGGCAATTAAATCTGGATCAATGGTCTTTAACACACCAATTGAAGGATCATTAGACAATTTACGCAATCGATAAATAATCTTGTCAAATGACAATTGCTCCAAAGTATTGTCTCTTTTTTTGATTTTCATTCTTTGATAAAAGATGTGTAGAAATAATATTTCACTTTTTAACTCCTTCAAGTAATTATTTAAAGTCAAGTTAACAACTTAAAGTAAACAAATATGTCCGCTTTAAATGATATTATTGAAGACATGCCCTTTGAAGAAAATATAACTTACAATGACAATGACAATGACAATTACAATGACAATGCCAATTACAATGACAATGCCAATGCTAATTTCAATTCCAACAATGTTTCAATGTTGGAAAACAAACTAGATATCATGACCATAAGCAATGGGTGGAATGACAAAAACGAAAGAATCGTCATTTCAATCGGTGAAAATGCTGCTTCTTACAAATGGATGCACGAACGTACTTCATATTTATATAAAATTATTAACCAAATTTTCAATATCTTGCTCATTGTATTTTCAACGACTTTATCTGCAGCAACCTTGATACCACAACAAGATACATCGCTGCCTCTTGATATTTCTCAGCAAGTCATTACTTATATTCTTACATTATTATCTGTCATACAAAACTTTTTGAAATTTGAACAACTATCAGAAAAACATTTAAACGCATCAAGTGAATTTAGCAAGTTATACCACGACATTCAGCAAAAAATGTGCATGTACAGGAGACATCGTCAAAATGCAACCTCTTATGTGTCCAAAATTTTAAAACATTACGACTCTTTAGTTATTTCCGGGCCACCTATTCATTCTAGAATTCTTGCTCAATTCAAATCCACATTCAAGTCATCTGATATCTCTCTTCCAGACATAGCAGATAAAATACAAAAAATAGAAATTATAGCAGAACCATTAGCAACGTTGCAGCAAAATAATAAGCAAATCACACCGACACCAAATCCAAAAAGAAATGGCATTTATGGGGCAAACAATTTAGAACAAATTCACAAGGTATTTCAAATACATGGTGATATTACAGACAAAGACATTGAAAATGCTAGCACAATAGAATTACAAAACATCAAACATAAATTTTTCAATGAAAGATCCACCTACGAATTCAATAGATTCCTCCAACATTCTCAAGAAAATGACTAATTATTCACTCTTTGTTTGCTTTTTATTTCCATAACGACGCATACGTTTTGCTATGGTACTGTACAAATCTTTTTTAAAGTTATGGACAATCTCTGAAATGATCATTGTAAACTCTTGTTTTGTAAATGAATCTTTTGTTTTTATGCAATTCATCACTCGCACAAACACTTGATATAATGAATCCTTGTCTAATTGTCGCAAAACTCGTTTGTTGATTTCTCCATTCAAATCATTAGTCAAATTAGATATACAATTATCCATATTTATTAACGAGTCACAACCATTGTCGCTATAATACTTTATACACAAAACAACCTCGCTTACTTGGCTATGCGAATTGTAAACATAACCTTTTCTTACTTTTGTAAATTCTTTTATAATTTGAAATTCCCTTTCTTTTGAATTTATAGTATAAATTGAAGACACATCTTCAATGCACAAACTCTTGATTTTGTCTTTTAAATATTTCTTAATATATTCCTCCACTTTGTCAATGTCATTTTCAAATAAAACGTTAATTATTTTGTCGTCATCTTGAACAACAACAATCATTTAATTTTTATAGTTTTATATCTATATCAAACAATTAATTAATTTCAAAAATCTTGTTCGATTTACGTGTTTAAAATTGAAAATTAATTACATTCATATACCAAAGAACACATTATGATCAATTTAGTGTACATACATATCGGTGATAATCTTCCAGATTACTTTTATGACTCTTTGTACCAAACCTTGCTTATCAACAACTATGAAACCAAAATATACATTATTGTACAAGAATCAGAGATTCAAACCCTTGTTCAAAAAATCACGTCTTTTAACTTGACAAGCATTATGAAAAATAACTTTTTGTTTGAAAACATCATCAATATCGTGCCTTTACACATCCTAGAACAACACGTCGTTAACGATAAAGCTTTTAATTTATACAAAGCAGTTATGGAAGCAAAATTTTCACATTTAGCTCAATTCAGAAGTGGCTTTTGGATTTCTACTACATCACGTTTTTTTTATATACGAGAATTAATCAAACTATTTGGCCTTACAAACGTATTTCACATCGAAAATGACATCATGATGTACACATCCTTTCTCGACATTCTTTACTTTATTCATAAAGAAAAAGACAAGATATGGATGGTAAAAGATGCTCCGAATAGAGTCATTCCTTCAATTTTGTTTTTTCCGCACTACACAAGCTTATTAGATTTAACTAATTATATATCAAATACCATTGCAAACACAAGCGAATTTCTAAATGACATGAATATACTTGGGTCTTATTCTTCACACTTGTCATGCAATTTTCCCATTGAAAACGCCCCGATAATCTACGATGGGGCAGCATTTGGGCAATATCTAGGAGGAGTCGATGTAAGAAATTTACCAAAACAACACATCCTAGTTTCTCAGTTTATTAATACAACCAGGGGATTTGTCAATGAAACTAGTATTGTAAAACCAAATCACTACACTATTCATAAACGAAAACTTATGACAGACTATGTGAAATTTCCACTTACTTTTTATACTACAAGTAAAAAGACAAGTTTGACAAATTTGAGTCAACTTGCAAATCTCCACATCCATTCAAAACAACTTTACCAATTTTCAAGCGTGTTTGACATTGAGTATGGTGATATTATTTCAGGTGATCGCATACTTTCATTGTGTGATTTAGTACTTGTTAATACTGATATTTTAAACTTTCATCAAAACATCAACGCATTTGCAAAAGACATCATTCGTATTAAAAATTTTAGTGACGTGAATTACACGCTATTAAATAAATACTTTAAACAAATTAAAGGAAAATATGTAAAAATTGCATTATATACTCATATGCTACAACAATTTTGCGAATTCGTTCTTGATCATCTTGATCCTAGTCTTAAATACATTTTTTACATACATAATTCAGATCATGCCTTTCATGATGGATATTCTAAACTTTTAGATAAATCATATGTTCACAGAGTGCTTGCACAAAATATTGATTATTCCATTTTAAACAACAAGTTACAATTTTTGCCTATTGGTATTGCTAATAGCATGTGGCCGCATGGTGACTTGGATATTCTTTATAATCAAATGAAATCAAGTTACATGTATAAAAAAGAAAAGGCTGTATACGTAAATATAAATCCATCAACTTTTGCTTATAGAAATCAAGTTTTACAAGAAATACAAAATAACTTTACTGTCACTACTTGCTCTAAGCCATATAAAGAATATCTTGACGAATTGTCATTGCATAGATTTTGCCTTTGTGTAAGAGGCAATGGACTTGACACTCATCGATTTTGGGAAGCCCTTTATCTAGGCGTCATTCCAGTTATTATTAACAATGCTAATACAAAAATGAACAACTTTATTCAATACTTGAAAAATGCTGATTTGCCGTTTTATGAAATAACAGAAGACAACTTGTGCAAGTATAATGAAGACATATTTAATGATGAATTATATCAAAGTATGCTTGACAAACACAACATATTTATTCAGTCAAGTCCGGGATTAAAACTTTCATATTATGCAGAATTACACAATTGACTTACTAAATGATTATAGTACATTTACATGACATTTCAATTAAATTACAAAATGTCATGTAAAGAATCGTTAAAAACTAATATTAAAATTGTTATTGAGGATTAAGGTTTAGATTTGTTTATAATCTACAATGGAAACGGGATTTGGACAAAATCTAGAAGGGTTCTTGATAAAAGGAAACTTGTCTTTATCAAAAGCTGCCATTCCACATTTACAAGGAGATGGTTCTATTGAAGGCTCCGGAACATTGTACTTTGACACTTTAAAGGAATATACAGAACTCCATGGAATCAATGTCAATGGGGCTTCATTTTTAAACGGACAATTGATTATACCTTATACAGCTCCGAGTTACAATTTAACAACAGCCAGTATATTAACAAATGGTGGAATCTCCATTTTACATACACAAAACGCAACTAGTATAACATCTGGTGGAGGTATTACAATTGCAGGAGGAGCTTCTATTTTCAAAAATGTGTTTATTGGAGGGGTATTGGACGTCAATGGAAATTACATTGAAAATGTCAAAAATCCTGATAAACCTCAAGATGCTGCTACCAAAAAATATGTTGATGATAATAGATTTACAGGAAATTTTACTGCCGGCCAAGTCATTATTGCAAATGGAAATGGAGATACTGTAAGGGGGTTTCAGAATTTTACATATAATGGTACAACTTTATCATTGAATAGCACTGAAAACATCACATCAAGCAATGGAGGAGCTTTTTTTTGTGCTGGAGGAGCTTCCATCTTGAAAGATACGTATATTGGAGGTGTTTTAAATGTCCCTCGCATAATTAATTTGGATTTGCCAATCCTAGGCACAGATGCCGCAAACAAAAATTATGTAGATAGCAAAACATATGGAAATTTGCTTGGATCTGCTGGAAATTACCATATTGTTGTTGGTACTTCAAATCCTAGTATTATTGCAAGTTATCCATCTTTTACTTTTGACGGATCGTTGTTATCATTATCAACGAGTGCTAGCATTTTGTTGAATAACACGGGATCAAGTTTAATTTCCTATGGAGGAGCTAGTTTTTATAAAGAATTGTCCGTTGGTGGAAAACTAAATGTTAATGGAAACTATATTGTAAATGTAAAAGATCCAGAAAATCTTCAAGATGCTGCCACTAAAAAATATGTAGATGACAGAAAACTCCAAGGAAACTTTACTACAGGTCAAGTTATTATCGCTGATTCAAATGGAGATGCCATCCGAGGGTTTGATAATCTTAAATTCACTACTGACGGAACTTTTGGTACATTGACACTTAACAACCAATCAAATTTAGTTATTCAAAACTCTAACAATGCAACAGGTCTTGGGATAGGGGGTGGTTTGACTTCATTAGGAGGTGCTAGTTTTCTTAAAAATGTCTACATTGGGGGGCAACTTGATGTCAATTACAATAGAATTACTTCAGTGGCAGATCCAATTGAAGCATATGATGCAGTCAATAAAGCATATGTGGATTCTTTGTTGGATGTTTCAACAGGCGGTGACAATTCTTTAATACTCAACAATAATTCAATTGTGCCTATTGATATTGATGGTTTTTCTTTTGACTCAACAGTAAGAGCATTTGTTTGTTACATTTATGTAAATTACAATTATGAGAAATGCGCAATTTATACAATAAGAGGTGTCAATACCGATTCAAATTGGTACATTGTAAATACTTTTGTTGGAGAACCAACTAATGTAGAGTTTTTTATTAGAAAAGATGCAGATGGCAACGGAATCATTCAGTACTCAAATGCTAATCTCACTGGACTTACATCTATACAGTACAGAACATATGCTCAATTAAATGACTCGGAAAGTGGGCCTCAATCAAATTTGATTCTTGCAAATAACACTGTCAGTTATGAAAATATCCCCTTTCTTGTATTTAATAACAATGAAGTTGATGGTGCAAAGTTAATCATTCATGTTTCAAATTCAACACACGACGAAGATGGAATTATTTTTATGAACATTTTACAAAAAGGACCCGGAAATTGGATATCTAATATAAACAAAATAGGTGATATCAGTGATAACATACAATTGCAAATATCTTCTATTGGAACAAATGGTATTGTACAATATTTGAATACAAACACTACAGGACAATACACTTTGCGTATAAGAAAGTTCCAAATTGCTCATCTTCAAACAAGCGCAACGTTGTTAGCTAATACTACTATCCCTACTGTAACTAATGTTACAGATTTCACCTTTCAAAAAACGCAAACCAATTTTAATTTAACCTTGTATGTTGAAATTCCCGCAACTTCTAAATATGCATTGTATGAAATTGAAGCGGTAAGCAGAAACTTTGTATGGAAAGTTAACACGCGATTAATTGGAGACTACTTGGGTATTTCTTTCTACATAGATAGCACAGAAGAAAATAATGTATTAAAATACACAAATCCAAATGCGCACAATGCTTACATAAAGTATATACTCAATACACCACCTACGTTCCAACCCATACCAGTTTCAAAAGGTGGAACAGGCAAAACATATTTAACACCATACGCCGTTCTTCGCGGCAATGGTACAAGTGCCGTTTTGGCATCTAGTGATTTTATATATAAAGACAAAACTCTTATCCTCGGTTCAGAATCATCAATTTTGGTCAAAAACACTACACCCGCTATTGGTGTTGGATCCGGAGGGTCACTGACAGTTCTAGGTGGCGCCTCTATTGGGAAAAACTTGGTAATGGGAGAAGTGATTGACATGCGAAACAATAACATTATCAATGTAAAAGATCCGGAAAACCTTCAAGATGCTGTAAACAAAAAGTACGTAGATAAACTAGTCAATGACGTTCTGGCTACCTCTAGCTCGTTTGTGCTTGAAAATAATGTATTAATTCCTGAAAATATTCCTGATTATGTTTTTTCTTCTGATACGAAAGCATTTGTGTCATATGTTTATGTCACATACAACAACAATACAACTGCCATGTTTTGCCTTAAAGGTATAAAAAGGCAAGCAAACTGGTTTCTATCAACCAAATTTATTGGTGAAGAAACAAATGTAGGTTTTACTGTCATTAATGCAAATGGCATAGGTCAAATGCAGTATACTAATGCAAACACGGCTGGTGTTACGTCTATAAAATACAGAACAGTCACACTGATAAAGAATGATCCAGTTGATCAACAAATAAATCTTTCTATAACCAATAATGTCAATGACTTTGCTAGTATCAACGAATTGGATTTTTCAAATGGATTGTATCATTCTGTTCAAGTGATTGTTTATGTTGCAAATGATGCAAACAATGCATATGGGATGTACATGTTGAATTGCTTGTTACAAGGTAACAATTGGATTCTTAATACATATTCTTCAGGAAATGTGTCAGGTTTGCATTTTCAAATAACAAGCAACGGTATCATTCAATACACCAATAGTAATCCTTACGGATTTGTCTTTAGAATACAACAATCAAAAATTTTGAAATCCCAAAGCGACATCACATTGCATGCAAACACATCTACCGCAACGCCTGTTGATAGTACATTTTTAGCTTTTGAAAAAAGCCAATACATATTTCATTTAGTCGCGTATGTTGAAGTGCCGAGTTTGAACAAATTTGCATTTTATGATATAGAAGGTTTATATGGAGATGGAGTATGGAAATTAAATACATCTTATGTTGGTGACCGAACCGGTATTATTTTTTCCATGCAAACATCCACATATGGACTTTTAACTTATACAAACAACAACAATGCAGATGCAATTATAAAGTACATCATTGATTCTCCATTAATTATACCACTTCCGGTAAAAAAAGGAGGTACAGGAAAAACCTTTTTGCAACCAAATGCTGTTTTAAGAGGAAATGGCATAGACCCTATTTTAGCAACAGCGGATTTTGTTTATGAAAACGAAACCCTACGACTTGGTACCTCTAGTTCAATTGTTATTGAAAATACAGAAAATGCAGTGAATTTGTCCTCCGGTGGTACTTTGACCTCATATGGAGGTGCGGCAATTAAAAGAACATTATTAGTAGGAGAACAACTTTATGTCAATGATATTGACATTACACCTAATGTCGGAGATATCAATCAAAGAACATTTTATGCACAAAACAATCAAACAACTCCTTCACAAGTAACCGGATTTTCATTCTTGAACCCTATCATTAAATCCTTTACGGGAGTTGCATGTGTAACAGTTGAAACATTAGATGATACACTCGATAGCTTATATGAATTAAAGGGATTGCGCAAAAAAAATGGATGGATAGTATATTCTTCATCCATAGGCGATGACGTTGGTGTCAACTTTTCTATTTCAACGTCTGGATCAATTTTATATACTAGTTCTTATATCAATGATTGGCAAAGTTCCGTCATTCGTTTTAGAGCCAATACAACAACGACTTAAACTTATTTAAAATTTCATATATTTAATAATAAGAGCTATGGCAAATTATTATCAAATACTTGGTGTTTCTAGAAACGCATCAGATGAAGAAATAAAAACAGCATATAGAAGTCTTGCGAGAACACATCATCCTGATAAAGGAGGAGACAAAGAACACTTCCAAAAAATACAAGAAGCATATGAACACCTTTCGAATCCCCAAAAAAAAGCAGAATTAGATAATGTGTTTCAATTTAATACATTTCACCACACTGCAACTCAACGTCAAAAAAAAAATAATCATTATTACAATTTAAGATTGACATTAGATGAAATTTACTTTGGATGCACAAAAAAGCTAAAAATAAAGAGAAACATTATTTGTAAAAAATGCACATCAACTTGCTACAAATGCAATGGACAAGGTACTTTTTTTCAACAATTACAAATGGGCCCATTCACACAAACATTGCAACAAACTTGTATGAACTGTAAAGGGAATGGATGGATAAGTGATTCGCCATGTAATTGTATTAATGGCATTTTTCTTGAAGAAAAGGTCATGGAAATTAATATTGAACGCGGAGTGCTTCATGGAAAACAATATCTATTTGAGGAATGGGGAGAACAAACTACCAATAGAACTGATGTATCAGGAGATCTTGTTGTATCTGTAAACCAAGAATCTCATGAAACATTTTCAAGAAATAATTTGGATCTGTTATGTGACATTAATGTCTCTCTTTTAGAATCAATTATTGGAAAAAATGTCATTGTCCCTCACTTTGATGGCCCTATTGCACTTGATACATCTGGATTTGGAATTATAAATCCATTCAAAAAATATACAATTTTTGGAAAAGGTTTCATTCAAGGTAATACAAAAGGTGATTTACATTTAAAATTTAATATTCAATACCCTAATAAAACACTAACGACGTCTCAACGAAACGATATTGAAAAGTGCTTCAATGAGATTTTATAATGTATATTTTAGAATTTTTCTTTATTGATAAATACCAGCTACATAGTCAATTGTTATTTATTTTTAATGGCTTCATATCAATCTGACCCAATTTACATATTAGACTCAACAAATGCAACTGGTGTGGGCTCTGGTGGATCATTAACCGTTGATGGAGGAATAGCTGTAGGAAAAGATGTTTACGTTGGTGGGAATATGACTGTACTTGGAAGCACAACTTCATTTGCTGATAATTTTGTTGTTATTAATGCTAATCCTGTTAAATCTTCTGATACCGGATTGCTTTTCCAACGATATTCTCAAGACATCACAAACAACAACAATTTTTCAAGCATTGCATATTCGGAAATTGCAGACGAATTCCTTTTTGGATATGCACAAGCAGATCCACAAGGCAGTTCAGTTTCTTTGTCTAATTTAGTGCCTTTACGTGCACTCTCTGCTACTTTGACAAATACCACAGATTCCACCGGAGTTGGAAGTGGCGGTTCCTTTACAGTCCTTGGTGGAACAGCAATTAGTAAATCATTAACAGTTGGTACAGGAATTTCTACTGGCAATTTGAACTTTACAGGAAATCTGTACAAAAATGGAGAATTATATGTTGCAGGCTCTCAATGGTCCCAAACTGGAAACAATATCTTTTATACATCTGGAAATGTCGGAATTGGTACTTCTAATCCAGCATCTACACTTGATATACTCGGCACCCTCTCGGCATCTAACGCATCCATTGCTTCTTTGTCAAATACAAATACTATTTCAACCAACATCTCAAGTGGCACGCTTGTGCTTTCAACTGGACTAACAAGTGCAAGTGCTATTATTACTTCTGCAACTGTCGCTACTCTTGTGAACACAAATACAATTTCAACAAACATTAGTTCCGCTACACTTGCTCTTTCAACTGGACTAACGAGTGCAAATG